AATGACTGCACAACCCTGTTGGCAATCGGGGCGCGACGGGTGGCATATTGAAACGCGCCCATCTGATAATTGCCGCCCGCGTTCATGGCTGCCGTGATAGCCGTGTCAGTGCGGAACAGATCGGCGGCGTCGAACCGAAGCGCACGAAACGCCGCGTCAACATCACCGCGCGCGATGGCAGCCTCAAGCGCCTTCATATCCGCTTGGCTCTGCACAGATTTCATGGCCGCAACAAACTCCGACCGGACGCCTGGCCAAGTGTCGTCCAGCAGCTTCAAGAATGCTTTGCGAGTGTCACGGGTTGTCATTCCATCCTCACCGATTCCATGCACAACGTCAAAGCTTCGTCCGGGCTGAACCCTTGCGCGATACTGGCATCATAATGCAGGCGGCGCATCTTTGCCAGCAGTTCCGCCTTGCGGGCCTCAAGCGGCATGGCGGAATGCGCTGCGGCAAACAGCGCCTCGGTATTGGCCGCGTCCATCATGCGCTTGGCTGCGTTGTTCATATCAGTCTCCAAGATGCGCGCGGCCGCTACAGCCGCGCCGGGGGTTAGGGAACGTCGGTGAACGTGCCGCTGGTCACTATGATCGTGCCAGATCCAAGATTAAATCCATCATTCCAGCCTTGCGCCGTGTTGCCTGCGCGCTCATCAGCCATCATGTTCCCACCCAGCCAAAGTTGTGGTGATCCTACTCCGGTAAGATCAGGTGCAACGCCGCCGTTCCAAAATAGGGTGAAGTCACGGACGGATGCGCCGTACTCAAGCCACATGTCGCAGGCGGTCATAGCTGACACTGAAACACCGACGCGCAAAGGGCCGTGTACCCTGTTCGGCCTGACATTGCCCGTTAGCGGGGCAGTCGATACGCTCATGGTTATCAGCACACCATCTACCCGCACGATCGGTGTTGCGGTGTTTGCATCATAGCTGATAAACACATGCTGCACCGTATCCGGGACGATCACCCCAGTAGGGGACTGGGCGGAATACCTCGCGGAGCCGGTCGAGTCCCATATAAGCACCGTCAAAACGCCCGACGTGCCAGAATATACCTCAAACCCCTGCGATGCGGTTATAATTCGGGGGGAGCTTAGTACCTCCGACGATTTTTTCGACATCCAAACGCTGAATGTGAGGCATGTTGCCGACCCGCCCGGAGTGATTGCAATATTGGCCGTTGCGTTGGTATCCACAAAGTTCCGGGGGAGCGGCACGGGTAGGGCGTTTGATGCAACCCATCCAGTGGTACCTGATCCGTTTGTCAGGTTGACCTCCGCCGTGAGACTATCGCCTGGAACAATTCCCGCCGTCACCCATGCCAAGCCATCAGCGCCCGACACAGTGGCGCCATTAATTCTCCACCGGTGCAGCACAGTTACGGGGGCCGACCCGGTGAATGTGTATGCCATGGTCAGCGTAGACCCGAGGGTTGCTACTCCTGTGACGGTGGGGCCACTGGTAAAAGATGGTGCAAAAGGCGTTGGCGTAGCGCGCAAAGTCGGCCCGGTGATTAGCGCATCTGTAATTTCGTCGCGGTTGTTGGACCATGCGTCGATTATCAGATTGGCAAAATACAGGTTGTTGATGCCTTTTGGCAGCCAGTTGTCGATGAAGCGCACAGGCCCCGGCGCGTTGATATTAGTTGTCACCGCCCAATCGGCGGGTGAGGATGCAGGCAGATTATTGAGGTTACTGTCGATCAGGCTCTCATAAAACACGCCGCCCACCTCGGCAAACCCACCAAGGGGATAGGTTGTTGTCGAAAACCAGTCGCGGATATATCCAGCGCCAATCGCGTAAAAACCCTTGAACGCCGCGCTAACTACGTTGGACGAAAAGTCAACTGGCCCCATAAAAAAGTTTGTTCCGGTATTCCGAACCACGCGAACACACTGGGTTACGCCAACCGCGTTCGTGACCCTTGCGCTGTCCCAATCAAACAAATTGTTGCGGAAAGTCTGTCCAACACCATCGCTGGCAATCGTCGTAATCCCATCGCCGTGAGGGTCTTTCCCTTGCCAAAACGCGTTACTATCGAAACGGCTGGCTGGCGGCGTGTTACCAATGTTGCCCGCTTGCAGGCTCTCAAAAAGCTGATTGTCTGCGTCGAGGACGTACTCGCCTAGCGCATAGGTCGTGCCTATGAGCCATGCGGTCGATCCGGGTGGATAGTTTGCAGGGGGTCCGAAATAGTTCCACTGACAAACCCCATTACCCGCCGTCTTGAGCACATCGCCGCCGGGATGCAGGAAGCGGTTGTGCTCGACAAGCCAATTCTGACCGCCCGTGGCGCTGGCACCGTTGCCAGTTATCGGGGTGTTGATAAACGTGGTGGGACCATTGGGACCGTCCACACCGTCTATTGTGTTGTACCGCACCACTGCATTTACCGATGATGGCTCGATGGAGATAGGATACATGCTCGATGGCACAACCGTCAGCACAGGACCATAATAGCAATCCGTGACAAAGTTGTTCGTCCCCGCGAGGTCAACGCGCAGACCAGTTATATCCCAGTTGTCCAGACCCGCACCGGCATCGGAAACGGTCACAACGTCACCGGACCTGCTGACACCCGCAGGCAACGGGTCAACACCAAACACCTTTAACGGGACTGTGGTTTGACGCCCGTTTGGTGTCGTGTTGGTGCGCAACCCCTCGATTTGAGTGCGCAGTGAAGGGCCGCCACCCCGCATCGCCCCCAGCCGCGGCAACCTAAGCCCGCGGAATGCCAGACTACGCATCGGCGTGGCTTACAGATGCCACAGTAGCAGTGTTTGCAAACGCCCAGACGCGGTTCGCACCAGCCACTCCGGGCCAAAGCTGCGCAATCGTCAGATCAGCCGCAAGGACGTTTCCTCCGGCCAGCACAATCACGCCCAGCAGCGTGGATGGTGCTGTAACGCCGTTTGTTGCTTGCAGCATCATTTCGGTGGCGCTAACCGACTGCACCCTGATTGCCGAAGCATTCGCGTTGGTCAATTGCGTCCAGACTGCGCGCGGGATTTCAACATTGTCATTTCGTGCCATGATCGTTTCCTTTATATGTCATTTTGCCACCTTCACCATCCAAGATATGACATAGCCTGCCGAGTCCATCGGGATAACCTCCTGCACTGGCCAATTCACGCCGTCAATTGTCAGCACATCGGACGTGCTAGGGGTGATCGTCACGCCACTGTTCACCAGCGAATAGACCAACTCGCCCGCACCCAATGCCAGCCCTGTCCGCTGCATGTACGCCTTGGCGGATGGCTTGGTCGTAAATGTGTGAACCATAGGCGTGCCGGGCACGGGCGCCCATTCCGGCCCCGTGGGCTGCCATGGTCGGGTTATGGTCACATAGACCGCGCCCGTGGCGTAGGCCGGGAGGTCGCCGAGGAGCCAATCACGGCGCACGCGCGTTGACGGGGTGCGCAGGTATTGCGCCGCTTCCCAGACGCCGCCCCACGCGCCTACGGTGGCCGCGACGGCAAGCCATGTCGGAGCGCCAAACGCCAGCGCGCCAAGCGCGGTCCAAGCGGCGATCCAGCCGTGCGCGGCCTGGTTTTCCGCAACCGAAGGGGGCGTCGGGCGGGTGTCGCCGTCGCTCGTGCGAAACGATGCGAACAAATCGCGCAGGCGGGCGAGGACAACCATATCAAACACTGTCAATCGCCGGACGAATAAGCGCCTCTAGGATGCCGCTACCCGCATCAGTCAGGTGCAGCCCATCGTTGATAAAGTAAGTATTAGATCCTGTTGCAGGTGCGCTGCCTTCGACGCCGATTTCCGAGCTTAGATGCACATTGACTTGGGCATCAGCGCCACCCTTACCAGTCGCTGGGTCTGGCGTTCCCGTTGATGCGGGCGTCCCGTCCCAGCCAAAGGCATTGTATTGAGCGCGTGTGACCGTGTAAACGGTCTCGTTTTTGCTGTCCGTGCTGGTGCAAAACGCGACAGGCACACCAGCCTCTTGATATTCAGCGATAAGAGAAACGCTGTCAGTGAGTAGCTCCGCGCGGTCCCTGCTGTTGTAGTATTCAAAAAAAGCAACGCGAGTATCAAGCCCCCCGATGATGCCTGAAACCCGACCGACTTCTTCTGGCAATTTGGCGCTAATTTCGTCCAAGTTGTAACCGCCAAGCGCGACCATTGTATATTGCCCGTAATCAAGTCCCTTTGCGGTCTTGTATCGAGATGCAGGCGTGTTGTCGCTGTTGTCTGCCCCCTCACCAACCATGAGGCTTGAGCCGTCAAATATGCTGAACTTGTAGCCGACAGGCATTGATGCCCACGGGTTGGCCGCAAAATACCCGGCACGGGTCGCCCACTCGCGGACCGCCAACATATCACTCGGAGATGCAACGCCACTATAAATCAGCAAGCGGCGGATGCGCCCCTTAAAAGCTAGGATATTATACCCATCTGTTTTTCCGCCGATGCAGTAATCGTGAGTTATAACGGGAGGAGCGGTGGTATGGCTGCTGGTGACGCACCCGCCCTGCATATAAGTCCGTTGGCGAGTGTTGTTAATCGTTATACCGCTGAAAACTGTGGCTGTGCTTGACCAAGACGCCATGTTTCTCGCTGAACCGCCTGGACGCCCAATTTTGTTTCCGTTAGCGGTCATGTGGACGCTGTGGGAATCGCCCTGTGCCCCCGCAGAGATATAACCGCCCGCGGTCGTCGTTTGGATATTCTCAAGAATGGCAATGATGGTATAATAGCCACCCTCAAGAGCGCCGCTTAACGCAGCAGCCCTCCCAATGTTGATCCGATCCGCCCCAGTCCCGTCGAAATCAACGCCAGCTTGACCGCCGCTGAGGACGCGGTATTTGGGCGCTCCCGTGGTGCTGAACGTGGTGCCGCTCGCAGGGTCGGTGAACGCCGACAGCGTGCTGTTGTCAGCCTGCGCGGCGAACGAGTTTGGGTCGAAATCCATCACCAGCGTTAGGGACAACGGTATGGCGGGCGCACCACCCCCACCCCGCATCGCCCCCAGCCGCGGCAGCCTCAGCCCACGAAATGCCATGTTACGCATCTGCGTGGCTCACTGACGCCACCGACGCAGTGTTTGCAAACGCCCAGACGCGGTTTGCCCCATTCACCCCGGGCCAAAGCTGCGCGATTGTCAGATCAGCCGCCAGCACAGCGCCACCGGCCAGCACAATCACGCCGACCTGCGTGGATGGTGCTGTAATACCGTTCGTCGCTTGCAGCCTCATCTCCGACCCACTGACCGACTGCACACGGATTGCCGTTGCATTCGCGTTGGTCAATTGCGTCCAAGTAAGGGTCGGGATTGTCACGTTGTCATTTCGAGCCATGGTTGTGTCCTTTCGGTACTGATTATTTTGCCACCTTCACCATCCAAGATATGACATAGCCTGCCGAGTCCATCGGGATAACCTCCTGCACTGGCCAATTCACGCCGTCAATTGTCAGCACGTCCGATGTGCTGGGCGCGATCGTGACGCCATAATTCACCAGCGAATAGACCAACTCACCCGCGCCCAGCGCCAGCCCTGTCAGTTGCGTGTATGCCTTGCCGGACGGCTTAGCGGTGAAGGTGTGAACCATAGGCGTGCCGGGCACGGGCGCCCATTCCGGCCCGGTCGGTGCGCCTGTGCGGCTGATCGTGACAGACACCGCGCCAAGCCCGTTGCCTGCGTCCCTGCCCGCCTCAGCGTAAGCCAGCGCGACTTCAGCGGCTATCGCGGCGGCGCTCATACCAGCCTCGGGCCGGTCGAGTAGCCGTAAAGCCCACCACCGATGCACTGGCGCAGCATGGTTTCAATTTTTGTGGATCTTGGGATGGACGCGCCGCCCTTGCTGGCATCGCCCGTCACCTGCCATTTGATATCGCCCACGCCGACAAGAACTTTCTGATCGGCTGGCGTGAATGTCTTGGTCCAGATGCCAGGCGCAGCCACCTCGGCAATCGCCGCCTCATATGTGGCTTCGGCCACGTTGGCGCTGTCGGTAGTGCATCCCGATCCGTCCAGATATGTGAATTGGATGTAGTCGGACGCCCGCACCAATGCCTGCAAGGTCGCGGCGTTGTCAGCGATTACTGTGCCGCGCGCGCCCGCGTATGTGATGAGTGCTGCGACGTTGCCGATCATGTGACGCTCCAATGAAGGGGCGGGCCATGACAGCCCGCCCGATGGTTATTTCTTGCCGCTTGGCATGACAGGTGGCGCAACCGGCACAAGCCATCCGCTGCCGATCCAACCTGCCACGCCCTCATTCTTTGCCAGATCGGCAGGAACGGGAACGCTGCCACCGAGTTTGACCTCAGTGCCGTCCGGCAGGACCAGCGTGCCAGGATATGTGCTGGTGTGCTGTGCCATGACTACAGCCCAGTACCATATCGCACAGCCGCCGGAGTGCGGATGCTGACCGGCGCGAACCGGAATGCGCCATAAGTCCGAACCTCAAGACCATAGGCTTGGGGCGCAAGGAACATCAGCGGCATTGGCATGTGCAACTTCACCACGCTCGGATCGTTGCGGTAAACCACCATGCGGTTGACCAGATTGTGGTCTGCCATGATGTTCAACGGCTGACCGGTCTGCGCGGTGTAGACATTGGCGCGCCGGATGAAGTCCAGAACGGTCACGTCGCTGTCCGATGAGAGTTGGCGCGTGGCCAGATCACCGAATTGAGCGATGGGCAGAACCATAGTATCCGCGACTTGCGTGCCGAGGCTTCCCGACTGCACGCCGGTCAGCAGGCCGTTGACGAATGACAGGATTGCCTGAGGCGTGGACAGTGCAAAGGTTGCCGCAGACGCAGCAGACGTGATGCCAGTGGTGTTGAAGAAACCTTCAATCCCCATGTCAGCATTGCCGATAAGCGCTGTGCTGTTGACCAGCATCTCATACGCCATCCGCGCCGCATTGGCCGCCTCAGTGGGCAGGTTCATGCCCATTTGTGCAGCCGCGCCAATTTCCTCGATCGAATAGGAATACATGACGCCCGCCATGTTGACGGTCTGTTCGAACTTGCCAGTGGTTACATCAACGCGCGGGATGTCGTCGCCCTTGCCGTTGATGAATTTTGCGCGCCCGACCGAATCTTGCGTAAAGAACGTGACGGATGCCGCGAATTGATTTGCCGACGTGTCCACCTGCATCAAGCGCGGGTAGAGGATTGTCGGATAGGGTTTACGCATCACCTCGGCTTCGATGTGGCTGCGCTGCGAAATAACGAACCCTAAAGCTGCGGGCGCGTCCATGATCTGCATAGTCATTATCTTTGCTCCTTAACCGAGATAGACGCGGACAAGAGCGCCGTCAGCGCCTGCCGTTTCAAATTTGGCCCCGACGATTGCGACAATACCCGCCGCAACGGCCCGTGCGCCAATAACGCCGGTAGCGACAGTGAATGTCACGGGACCTGCAATCGTGACAGCGCCGTCAGCAACGACCCAGACCGTGCCCTTGCGCAAGACGCCAGCCATTTCACCGACGATATATTCGTCATTGAGGCGGCTCTTGTCGGCGATTGCGATGCCTTCAAAGCCGACACCGCCGAGGCGACATGTGCCAGGGTTTGTGCCGTCACGTCCAACCGCGCGCCCGAACGGGACCACGGCGGTTGTGACGCGCTTGGAAGCAACGTCCTTGACTTGCTGGCCCTCGGCAATCATGCCTGCGTAGCCAAGGGGCATGGCATCAACAGCGGCCCCGAATGCGTCTTGAATGGGCATAGCTTACGCTCCTTTGCCAACAGATTGCAGATAGGCCGTGCCAAGGCCTTTGATGTAATCAGCACGCGCGTCGGTTGCGACCGTCACGCCCTTTTTCAGTGCATCGGCCACAGGATCACCCTTTGCCGCATCCTCTGACAGAATGTCAAAGCGCGCATCGACATAGGCGTCAGATTTGCCTACAATTGCAGCATCGCCCAGAACTGCCACAACAGCAGCCTTGCGAATGGCCGCGTCAGACAGGCCGGTCGTTGCCACATCCTTGGCGATTGCCTTGGCCTTGCCGATCAGATCAGCGCGGGCCGCAACTTTGGCGTCAAGATCCGCGTCGGACAGGATCGACTTGGCCATGTCGGCAATCTTGGCGTCCTTGGCAGCCAGTTCGCCGTCTTTGGCAGCCAGTTCCCCAGCAGCCTTCTTTTCGGCAGCGGTCATGTCCTTCATCAGCTTTTCAAGCGCCTGCGCGCCTGCGTCGGTCGTCACGACGGAAAGGCCGTCGATCTGGACTGTCCGCGTCTGGATGGCGTCTGCCATGATAACGTCCTTTTCGTCTGTGATAGGGGATGCGCCCCACCGCGCTACAGTGCTTGGTTGACTGTCACCGATTCTTGCCATTGGGCCAGCACGTCCGGCCGCCACAATAGCGATGTGGTTTCCCACGATGTTTGTTTGCCGCGCCTGGTACGCGGTCCCGTCCGGCGCGATCCCATCGCCCCATACCAATTCCGACGTGTAGCCGACCGACAACTCGCGCTTGCCGTCCTGCACCTTGCGGATTGTGGCGGCGTCGGTCAGCTTGATGCCGATGCGCAAATACTCGCCGTCGCGCAGTACTTCCTCGTTTGTCGTGCCGACCGACACCATGCGAGCCGTGTCGGCCGTCACCAGATCAGCGGGGTGGTCATCAGTGACTGGCAGCAGGCCGAAGGTTTGCAGGCTGGCCTTGCGGAATACTTCGGATTCATCGCGGTAAACTGTCACAGTGTCCAGATCGGGTCGGTCTAGTTCCACGCCGAGATAATCCTGCGTGCCGATCCGGGCGGTGCGGACATTTGCGACCAGATAGCCTTCATCTGTGATGATGGCGCCTGTAAGCGCGGCGGCGTCAAGCATTTTCATTCGTCTGCCCCCACCACGTTAAAAAACTCTTTCACTTTGCCCTCAAGCCCGGGAAACGCCCCGCTTTCGGTGAGCGTGTTTACGATTGTATCCGCAAGCGCCTCTTGTGGCAATATATCCATATCGTAAAGCACTTTTACGCTGTCAACAAGAACCTTGCCCATATCGGCCCGTTCTTTGGCGGTCGGCTGGAATAGGGGCCGCCACGTCCAATGCAACTCGGGCGGGCGATTGCCCAGCGCCGAACGGATCAAACATTCGTTCAGAATTTCCATTGCCGGGTCAAGATCAAGCGTTTGCATGACGCGGACCCGATCAAAATACACTTTCTCATCGCCCGCGCCTGTAGCATTCATACCTGCCGCCGCAATGCCAAATAGCCTGGTCATCGGAACGCCCGCCGCCGCCGCGACCATCTGCATAAAGCGGTCGATGATGTCCGGCAGCGTGGCAAAGCTGGCGGTTTTCTGGTCGTATGTGTCGTCAGCGTCCATCAGCAGCGCGCCGTTGATGCCCTTGCCGCGTGCGATCAGGCCGGTCCGGGCCAGCACGATTGCCTCGTATTCCGCTCCGCCACTGCGCAACCCCTCGTTAAATCCGTTGATGCCGATCACGTCCACCTTCGCCTCGAACACAAGCGATGCAACGTTGGCAATGGTGGCGTCCAGGTTCCGCACGGCGCTGATAGTAGCGTTTAGGGTGCTGTCACCCCATCCGGGGTGCATTGAATAGCTGTCGTCAGGCACTTCCTCGCCCGTCGCAATGACAAGGCGACTCGGGTGGATTGGCACCGATGCTCCTGTTGCCGGGTTCATGGTATACATCACAGGCTTGCCAAACCCCGGCAGGCGCGGGTCGCGCTGGATTGCCCCCGCCGTAATTTCCGACCGATTTAAGACCGCAAGATATTGCAGCCCGCCCTTGCCGATCCGCGTCGGATCCAGCGGCTTCGATGCGTCCAAGTCGCGCGTGCCGATATAGATTGCAGCGCCGCCGAACAACCGGGCGCGCTTGAGGTTTTGCATCGTCTTGCCCTGCAAACCCAGCCGCTTTTCCTCAGC